TTCATTAAGGGTAATATCTTTATTGAAGTTAAAGGATTCTTTAGGTCTGGAGACACTCAGAAGTACAAAGCTATCCACGACCAAATGCTAAAAGAAAATAAGGTACTTGTCTTTGTCTGGTCTAAGCCTCACCAGAAACTACGGAAAGGATCTAAACTCACTAACGCAGGATGGTGTGATAAGCACGACATTAAATGGTTTTCACAAGATGATATGAAAGCTCTTAATAAGTGGAGTAAGACCGTCAATGGATAAACCAGTAGTAGAGCTAATAGAAGACATAAAAAGAGACTACGATATAGACCTGTTAGTTGAAATATTATGTATCTCTACTGAAGAATTACTGGAACGGTTTGACGATAAATTAATGATAGCCATAGATAGGGGAGACTTTGAAGATGGAACCTGATTCAGCACTAAATAACCAGATAGGAGGGGCCCACTATCAGATGGGTGGTATACAGCCTATTGAATACATACACGCTAATGACTTATCTTTTATCGAGGGTAGTGTAGTTAAATACATTTCTAGGTGGCGTAATAAGGGTGGCATACAGGACTTAGAAAAGATCAAGCACTACGTAGACCTTCTCATAGAGTTAGAAGATAATGTAGGTAACAGAAAAAAGTAAACAAAAAAGGCCCCAAAGAGAAATCTAAGGGGCCTTTTTATTTGCCTAAAATTTAGTCTAGGCTATTGGCAAAATCAATTCGTTCTTTATATTTTGGATTCTTTGTAGGATCAGGACGCTCTAATCTACGCGCAAACAAATCAGCGTATTCTCCTGAAGTTCCGTTAAACGCATCAGTATTTAGTTTTTCCCTATTGCCAGCCCCTATGTCATGGTAGGTATCACTTTTTATAATTTCATCTACAAAGTCTATTTGAGACTCCATTGAATCACTAAGACCATTAATGCCAAGATATTCTTTGTAGGGTTCTCTCATATAGTCTAACTGAAATAGTCCGTGACCTCTACCTCCACCAATTTGATGTTGGTTAAAGTCAAACGACCCTGCTGACTCAACTTCTATGTTGCCTAACATACCGTTAATTACAGACTGCTTCCATCCTTTAGATTTCATGTAATCAGTAACAGACTGTATGTTACTAGGTGGCTCCACTGCTTCTTCCTCTGTCAGATCCTTAACTGTAGTGTCTTCTGAAGTGTCTTCAAACAGACCAGCCTCTAACTGAACAGGCTCGTTAAGTTCTCTAGCCCTTTCTATAGCATCTACCTGAGTAGCGTTCTCTGGAGTACCTGCTGCGTTCTTCAGCGCGTCAGACGCTTTAGCTGCAAGCATAACACCATCTATGGAAGACCACATCTCAGATAACTCTTGCTTCCCTCGCTCGTATTGAGCCAGTATTTCTTCTATCATCGGTTTCGTTCCTGTTGTGTTTCAGTAGCCACTCGACCACCTACATTAGATCCCATAACAACACTACGAAAAAACACACCAGAAGTCTGTTCTAAAGCTTTGCGCCACGGAACCCCTTGTTTCGTTAATTGTGCCATTTTATCAAATGCTTCAATTACTTCCTTGTTCTTCATAAAATCAGCCATTGTCTGCTTACTTTTTTTATCTACGCGTCCTGCGTTTAACCTACTGCCTATTATTATAACCTTATGGCTCAAGGAACTAATACGGTCACGCGCTACAGACACTAGACTTGATCCTTTTATGTTCAATGCTTTTTCTATAGGGCCTTTAGCTGCTGACTGATTACCAATCATCAGATCATGTACATTAACCTCTCCTATTTTATCCATTATTGTACCTATGCTGCTTATTTTTTCTGCATAGTCTTTTCCAAAAACACGGTCAAAAGCTTGTACATTATTCTGTATAAATTCATTCACTGGTAAGCCGCTATCTAATGCCCTGTCTACCATATGAGACTGTAATGCTGTTGTTGCTATTTCTTTAGCTTCAGTTCCAAACCCATCAATTTCATCTAGCATTTTAGAACCAACACGGTTCCCTTCTAAAATATTACCAACTACTGTTTCTAAGCTTGTCTCATAAGCAGCCCCGAAGAAACTTTCTGTATACTCTTCAGCACTGCTTCTATAATTCCTTTTGTGGTTTACTAGAGAAGCGTTTATTAAATCGAAAGCATCACTCTTATCTTTTAAAGCCCCTGTTAAACCAGCAAGTTCAATTACAGGTGCTAAATTACGGTCTGAAATTTGTTTTTGTAACGCTTCCATATTAAAAGAACCGTCTTTATTAACTGCTTTATCAGACATTTTAGCTAAAATAGCTTGTTTAAGAACAGGAACCCCATCACTACCCATAGCACCTAAAAACTCCTTAGCTCCTTGTTCTGTTGTTAAAGTAGGAACTGAATCTCTAGAAAAACGAGCACTACTTATCTTTGTCATAGTAGCTTTATTAAAAGGCATACCAAGCATTGTGTAATAATCGTAATCTGTAGAACGATAATCATCTACAAACTTAGGATTTAAAGTATCTAATTGAACGTCAAAAGCCTTTTTTAAATTAAACAATTCCATTAAATCCCTAGAGTCTTTAGTCTGTCCTATGGATTTATTTATTGCTCTTTTAAGAGAATCTATTTGACTATAATCTACTTCTGGGTATTCTCTTACTACATTACCTTCTGCATTTAAAACAGGATTACCTTTAGGGTCTAATACAGGTTTAGATTTCCATTTTCCTATGACATCATTAAATACTCTAGGGAATCTTTTAAAGACATCTTCATTTATCTGTTCTTTAGCAAATGTGTATAAAGCACCAGTGTTAGAAGGATTAAAAACAATATTCTCTGCCGCAGCATCTGCTTTAAGTTGAAGGTATCTAGGAGAAAGAATGGCTTTAATTTGTTTTTTCTTTTTCTCTACTCCAGACAAGATCATTTCACCTATCTTGAAGTCAGATACGTTTCTATTTTGGCTTAAAAACCCAGACATTTTATCTATCTTAGCTTCTATTTCAGATAGTTTTCTTTTTCCTATTTCAGCCCTTTTTTCTGCAAACTTGTATACGCCTTGTTTAGTTACAGAAGGATCTCCATAAGTGCTTACCTTATATTCCTTTAAAATCTGTTTAGTTTTTTTCAGTCTAGGCTCAAAGTAAGCCCTAAACTCAGGCTTACGCAGTACGTTGACAAACTCTGACTTCATTATAGGATTATCCACCATAGCAACCCAAGGGTCTATGAACTCTGATAGTTCAGGTATTCCCTTAACGGACTCCATAAACTCAGCTACATTACCTAACATCTGAGGGTCGTTTTCTAGAGCCGTATCTAGTAAGTTTTTAACTTGTGAAGTGGCTATGTAAGTCTCACCTGCTTCTGGGGTAGTACGATAGGCTGTTCCTAGCGTCTTAGCCCCAACTTTAACTGACCTTATAACAGTACCTGTTCCAGCCGAAGCACTTCCACCTCCTAGAATACCACCAGTAAGAACTGTTGCCGTTGTTGCTGTAGGGCCTAACTCATAAGACCTAGCTACGTCACCAGCCACTTCTCCACCTACCACACCACCTAAAGATCCAAGCGTAGCTTCAGTTCCTAGTACAGCCAAGCTACCTGCTCTACTATAAGGGGCTGTAGCAGGTTTAGGAATATTAGGGGGAGTCAGCCTATTAGCAGGGGCTTGTCTAGTTCCTTTTTGTATGGTATTCATAACAGAAGCCCGTCCTGCTGTAGACAATGCTGCTTTGGTAGACATCCCTGCTGGCCCTGCTGCCCAAGTTTCTGGATCTAACAAAACATCAGTAAGACCATACCCTATATTACCCCCTTTTGAGAATTGTTTATTAGAAGGCTTTAGTCCTAAGAACTCTTCAGCAGCCCTTTGCCTACGCTCTTCTTTTAAATCAAAAAGATCAGGCAGGACAGAAGTCTCTCCATCCATTGCTAAAGACTGAAGTAGTTCTTCTTCTTGAGAAATGTCTACATTTGTTAAAGCCTCTTCTACAAAATCAGGGGTAATTCCTCTTATTACACTTGTTAAGTTAGCTTTTAAAGCTTCCTTACTTCCTCCAAAAAAACCTATCTCTTCTGTAGTTTCTACAACAGGAGTTGTTTCGTTCAATAAATCTAGTTCTTTTTGATCGTTAACAGACAGCCTAGACCCTGCCTTATTAACAGGAGTGTTAGTTACACCATTTAATTTGTCTAATTCAGCTTGGTCGTTTACAGATAATTGTGCCATACTTAATTACTTCCTTTATAGAACTGGTATCCACTCATTATTAGAATCTTTATAAACAACACCTCCATCAGACAACACTTTAGATTTTACACCAGCAGGTAATAAACTAAGCAACTTAGAAGTAAGCCCTTTAGAAGTATATCCTTTAGGTAGTGTATCAGCAAAGAAACTTGACTGACTTTTTATTGTACTTATCATATTTTCTGTAGATAAATCTTTTAAAATACCTACTAAAGCTTTATATTCTTCTAGTTTAGCAGTGGCTGGTTTTCCTTCAAATTTGTTACTAGCCCAATCTGCTAGGTTTGCTCCAATACTACCTGCATTCTGGATAGCGAGATTAGAAGCATAAGCTCTACCTTTATCATCAAAAGAGCTTGCAAGCTGTTGTATTGCTGCCTGTACTGAAGCAGGTTTACCTGTAGCTAAAGCTGCTTCTGCTTTGTTCGTAGAGACATACATCTCAAAAGATTGTTTAAATATAGGATTGTTTTGAGTATCGTTTTTAGACTCCACTGTAAGGTCTGTCCATTTAGTTTCTGGTGATTTAATTTCTTCTGTTTTAATCACATCAGTTATAAATCTGGAACCTGCTGGCTGTAACTGCTCTTCACCTTTTTTATCTATGTAATATGAAATACCGTCCCTCTTAAATCCTTGCCTCTCTCCTAAATCTTTAATGTCATACATGCCAGCCCCTGTAGCATTAGGCGTAGAAGAATCTGTAGGTTTAACATCTCCTGTAGTAGTCCATGCACCATTTATAAAATCTTGATATACTTCCTTACCATCTACAAGAGCTTTTCTAGACTGTATTTTAGGAGGATCTATAGCTTTACCAGTATCCTGAGCAAAAGGAGTAAAGATAGTTCCTTGCCTAGTTCCTTGTACCACTTTACCATCTATTGTTGCGGTAGCATTTACGACAGGTTTATTTGATACAGATTCAAAAGACTCCCCAGTATACTTATTCATATCTTGATAGGTTATAGTACTAGAGCCGTCTGCATTATTTGTTTTAATCTCTTGCCATACAGGAGCTTTAGGGGCCAACTGAGCAGCTAGAGCCATTCCTTTATCAGCCATGCTTATAGCGGCTGTAGGATCAAACGGATTGACAAACTTACTAGCTGAAAAGTATGTCTCTGGTTTAGTCCAATCAGCATCAGCAAACTTCTCTTTGAACTTACGCATACCGATTGCTTTAGGGCTAATGGCTTGACCAAAAGCACCCATAGCCGTAGACATAGCTACGCCTTTCTGTCTTTCCGCATTCAGCATGGCATTGTAGGAAGACTGTACTGTATTTAAAATATTTGATTGTGGCCCTGAGCCGAATAATCCACTAGCCATTATAATTCACCTGTGTTATTAATTATCATCATCATCATTATTATGCTGGTGTTGTCAAAAAACATAATCCCAAACATCCCCTGCTGTATCCCAAGCACTTGATATTATATCACCACCTACGTCAGTTCCTGCAAAAGCAGCCGCAGCGCCCCACTTATTAGCAGAACTCTGTGCCCCTATACCTTTATCGGCTAACGCTTGTTGGAATGCAGGTTCTCTATTGAAGCTGTTGATTTCTTGTAGTAATGGAACTGAACCTAAAGCGGCTTGTTGTGATCCAAACTGTTGACTAGCTACATTCTGACCTAAACCAAATAGACCTGCTTGATTCTTCAACATACGGTCTTGCATCTGATTACCGTACTGTTGGGCCTGTACACCCTCTTGGAACCGTTGATTCTCTTGTTCAGTTTCTAATTGAGCTAGGGCTCTTGTACCAGCAGTAGCTCCTAGTTTACCAGACTGAACTAGACGACTCAAAGCAGATTGCGTCTGTTGCTCCCTGAGAGGCTCCCTAATGGCATTTACGCCAGCTAGGTACTCTGAGGCTGCATCAGTAGGATCGAAGCTCTGGTAGGCGTTCTGTGCGCTCTGAAGCTGCCCTAATAGACCTGTCTGAAAGTTAGAGTACTCTGGACTCTCTGATTGACTAAATTGACCTGTATCTGGATCATAACGTGTAGATCCAAATAAATTATTGAAGGTAAGACCTTGAGGATTTCTAGAGGCTGCTAACTGAGAAGTAGGATCACCCTCTACCCCAGTAACTCCCATCATTCCTGATCCTGCTACGCCTCCTATAGTCCTAGATATAACAGTCCCATCAGGCCCTGTTACTGTAGTCACTGTCTGACCATTAATTACTTCAGTTTTAGTAGTATTACCAGTAGCACCAGTATTACCAGTAGCACCAGTATTACCAGTAGCACCAGTAGTATTAGTAGTATTAGTAGTATTAGTAGTATTAGTAGTATTAGTAGTATCTTTAGGTAAGTTAGCGTATTCTTGACTATTTAGTACATCAGCCCGTACATTTTCTATTGTCCATCCTTCATTCAGCATTTTATCACTGTAGAAATCTGAACCCTCTTGACCTAAGTCCCTCTTTAAAACGTCAGTGTAAAGAGATTTAAGTTGAGTTTCTTGCGCTGTATCATTCTCTTGACCTTCTTTACTGAACCTTAAATCAGCCAATACTTCTGCTCTGGTTTTTCGTTCTTTATTCATTTCTTCAGTGTAGAAATCTAATCCTTTAGAACCTATATCCCTGCCAAACTCTCTTTGGTATTGGGCCTGTAACCATTCAGCATCAGTGCCTCCAGTTAATAGAGTATTGTTTGTAGCTGTAGCTGTAGCACCTGTCTCTTGTAGAAGAGTAGCATCAGCAGCAGCAGAGACAGTATCATTATTACCACTAGCGGAGACAGTATCTCCGTTTGTAGCGTCAGAAATAGTATTAATAACAGTATCACCGCCAGAAGTGTAATTATTAACACTCTCTGGCCTAACAGAAGTGTTTCTAGCTAATGATGCTTTCTCAGAAGCACTCATGTTACTCCACTCATCCCCTCCTGCGTTATTTAACTCCATCCATTTGTCAGCAGAAGAATCGTCCATTCCGTGTAGAGTCTGATTATAAAAATCTTTTACAATTTTAACAACTATTTTAGCTGGTGTAGGGATTCCGTTAATTACATCGTTAGGTAATTCAGATTGCTCATACCAAGCACCTGTATCTGATTGCTGTAGACTACGGTTAGCAGAAGGATCTTCTTTAGTATTAAAGTTATCGTAGTCTACTACCGCAGTAAGTGCTTTTACGTAATCGTTATTATTTGTTACAACAGAGTTTGCTTTAGCTTCAAGTGTTTCTTTGTATTTTTTACCTTCGGTACTTGCAACTAATTCTCTTAAAACTTGACTAGTGTCTCCTCCTGCGTCTTGTACTTTCTTTACGTAGTGAGCTAATGCTTCTGGAGCAGGTTGCCTACCTAAAGCAGCCGCATAGAGTTTACCTACACTATCTGTTGCCGCGCTTTTAGAAGCCTGTGTTGTTATAGCTATTTTGTTATTGTTGCCGCTTCCTTCGTCTACGCGAGTATAACCTGTTGGAGAGGACGCTTCATTGCTTTCACTTGTGCCTGTTTGATATGTTCCAAATCCCATTATGCTGTCCTCTTCCAAAAGTAAACTACGACATAAGGCTGTACAATATCGTGTGTATGAGCCGCCCCACTTCCTTGAGTTCCAGTATTAGGGGCTCCATTGCCTCCATTAGTCGTAGCGTATACATTAGCACTTCCATCACCACCACCTAATGTCCAACCTGAAGTATGGGAGTGTACTGGCATCTCAGTGATGTCTAAGGCATGAGCGTCTGTCTTAGCACCGCCTGTCTCTTCTACAACATCAAAAGAAGCGTCTGAAGAATCGATACCTACTAGAACCCTACCAGCACCAAAGGCTGACCATGTACCTACTCCTAATAGAGTAGCAGGGTTAGTAGCAACAATAGAAGTGTAGACAGACCCTACAGGGTAAGCAAATCCATTTACTGTAGCTGCATTAGAAGCGGCAGTCGTAATAGCTGCGGCAACAAAGGCTGTAGTAGCTACTTTAGTAGTTGTATCACCAGACGTAGGAGTAGCTGCGCTAAAGGCTTCTGCTCCATTACCGTTTAACTCTGCTTTAGAGTTGACTGCTGTTTGAACTGCTACAAATTCAGTATTAAAACTATCGCCTGAAATAACCTTAGCTGGATCTGAGTCTGCTAAAGCATCTTTTCCTGACCACGCTATCTGTACCGTGTAATTACTCATCGAATCTTGCCCCCTTTAGCTAAAACGGTCATGCTCTGTAGCGACCCTTTAAACCCTTTAATTAAATTTATCATTTCTATCTGTACCACCTTAGCAGCTTTACTTAAATTAATTCTGTACTCTCTAGGGAAGAACAGAGGTGAGTATTTAGACGCACCATATAAACTTGTACTGGAACCGTATAAAGCAGTAACTCCAGAAGATGAGGGCCTAAGATTAAAAGAGGCTGAATCGCCTTGTGTATTGTTGTAGTCTCTAAACCAGTTAACTGTTACATCCTGCTCACGACCACCGTCTATAACACAAGAAAACTGTTTCAATAGTTTAGCTGTGTAAGGGTTTCCGAAGTCCATCCATACCGTTTTAAATATTGTTTGATATGCGTTATTGACTGCGGTAGATCCTGAGTAGTCTACATCAAAATAGTTATCGTAATCAGCAACTACACCATTGAATGTTTTACCTACAACACTAGATCCTAGTCCAATGTAGAGAGTACCTTCATTAGTAGAAAAGTAAGACTTAGGGCTTCTGCTGAAATCAGTAAGCCACTTAGTAACACGGGGAGTCATGTCTGGATTCTGAGCTTTAAAGTCTAAGATGTATGTTTCATTAATCCCTGTAAACGATAAAATATAGTAACCACCAGAGTGATTAAATTGAGCCTTAATATCGTCTGGACTTGATGAAGTAATGTGTTTGATAATATCACTCTTGACATTTTTAGTCAAGTCTGTTAAGGGCATCTTGTCTTGTATCTTAGTACGATTGAGGGATCTTACACCGTCAGCAGATAAGAATAAAACATCATCACCAAAAGCCTGTACTGAGTCACGGGCAATACACCCTACTCCATGTATAACTTCATCTAAACCAAAAGTAGCAGCGCTAGGATCAAAAGGATCATTATAGATAGCTATGTTCTGCTTTCCGAAGATAATCAATTTACCGTTAAATGACTCTAACGCGACTATCTCATCATATCCCCATACTGACCTCATGTTAATTACACCAGATCCAGTACCCTGCCATTTATGATGCTCTAAAGTTTTAGAATAAAATACAGTTTCCTTGTCTTCTGAAATACCTGCTGCCCACAGTCTACCGTACTTAGATAAGATACAAGAAGGGTTAAACGTAGTTACACCAGTAGGTTCATGATAATGTGTTGTGTCTTCTAGATCAGACCACACTCCAGTAGTTTGATCGTAGTGTATTGGCTTATGTCCTTTTTGGACTGCCACAGCATCATCATCATACTGAACCCACTGCCAGTTATCTGCGGTAATAGTCTGAGGACTGTTTGCAAAAGTCTGTTGAGTAGATGTAGCAGGAGAAGTGCTAAAATTCATCTTAAATATTTTATTATTTGCAGAAGATATTAAAGTAAATGTACCGTCTGTATTTTTATGGTTATGTAGAGACTTTACAGCGTAGTTGCCTACAGAATCAGAGATAGCTCTAATCCCCTTACGAGAAGTTAACCTACCTTCTGAGGTAAGCATTATATTCTCTGCTTTAACCAACCATCGGTGGTCTAGACTAGAAGCGTTAGCCTGAGTGTTTAATCCAAAGACTCCTACTGAGTCTAGCACTAACGGGGATAAGGGTTTAGTTGGCATACCACACAGTCTCCATTTGAGTCTTACCAGCGTCAATCTGCACTGCTCTAGATATTACGTTGCTATACTCTCTCGCAGCTACAGACACTTGAGTGCCTCCGTCCTCGCCTCGTTCAGCTAAGGCTCTCATGTAAGCACCTAAGATAACAGCTTGTTCAATTACATAACAATGAGTAGCTGCTTGAGTGAGCTTATCTTGTGGCTTAACTACGTTAAAGTTAATCTGTCGTATGTCATTAGGTACGGGCCAAATATCAACTACAGTGTCTAGGTTATCGTCTATACCGTTAAAACCATATCCAATAGGTTGTCCTGAAGATATACTAGCAGTAGGAAATACTTTTAAATTTATCTCAGCACTAGACATCTGTTTTAAATGTATTCCTTCTTTTGTATCTATAACATCTAAAACTTTAAAGTCTCTATCTGCTCCTACTAAAGAGTAAGACATAGTTCCGCTTGTAGTAGAAATAGCAGACGTTACCCGTAGCACTTGCCAATCCCAGTAATGCTCTACTTCATACTTTGCATCATTAACGAAGTCACCAATCATTTTTTGATAATCGGTAGGGCCACTAGCTGAAGATAAATCGCCTGTCCAATCAGAACCTAATTGATCCTCTCTTAGCCTACGCAACACCCCATCTATAATTTCTCTATATGTCATTTATTGAACCTTTCCCATTAAATAAGAACTTAGACCACCAAAAATAGCAGCTAATGCTACAAAACCAGAAGCCATGCCCCTAGCCTTAGCTATTTGAACTGAGTGGTGGTCTATCTCAGTGCCGTGTAAATTAATTCTAGTATCTATGTTATCCAACCTATGTTGAATAGCTAGTTGCTTTTCTTCCATTCGGATAATAGCGTTCATTAGTTCTGCCATTTTATCAACTTTAGCTGTTAGAGCTTCTAGACTATTTTCTATCCTATCAAATCGTTGTTCTGACACTTTTAATAAGTCCTTATATAATAAAAAACACCAAAAGCTGCGGCTACTATAATTATAACAATCCCTAGTACGAGTAAACCCTCATTAATATTTGAGTTAATTTTAGCCTGTCTAATCTTTCGTTTTTTAGCATCAGCTTTTTGTTTCTTAAAAAACTCATCACGGAATTGTTGATATTTGTAATAGCCGAGAAGTCCTTGTTTGTTGAGCATGAACTCTAGTTCTTTCTCCTGCCGCTCTATAGCTTGTTTAGCTTGGTAAGCAGCTAGTACATCACCTGTACCTAGTTTAGCTTTCTGCTCAATAGCTTGGCTTGCACCAAAGTA